CCGAACAGGAAGACCCAGTCTGAAGAGGTGCTGGTTGTGAAGCAGCTCCTGCGAATCCTTCTCGATTTGCCGGAGAACATCACCTTTAAGGAGTACCTCCGCCAGGTTGTCCCAGATGGACCACCCACCGCAGCCAAGGTCTTCTACGACAGGAATGGGAAGCCATACATGCGACAGGCTGCATCCTACAGGACCAAGAACTACACCAGGCCAACCAAAGAGAAGCCGCCAGGAGAGGACACGCCCTTGATGGAAGTGCTGAGGGACAAGCTCAAGTACTGGTTCGACAAGGGTATGTACGGGTGCGACCAAGGGTACTATGGCCCGCCAGAGAATAACAAGGCTGCTATCGAGGATTCCATGCGAGCCCAGTGCGCGAAGGCACAGGTAGACTACAAGCTGTCCAACGAAGATCAGTTGCGATTGGACAGATGTGTCGTCGCCGCTGTCAAGGACTACGACAAGGCTACTAGGGACCCCACGGGGGCTTTCCGTGTCGAGATCAAGACCTTCCTTGAGGAGGGTGAAGGCGGCTGGATGAAGGTCTTCATGAGCCTTGACGACAAGAGCTCTGGTGTGGCCACTCGATACAAGCCCTACAAGAAGGAGACGTGGGCCAAGAACGATTTGGAGGAGAGCATTGAGCTTGCTCTCACACGCCTGCTCCTCATCGCCGTCGCTTCGCATGTCGTCAGTGACTTCACTCCGCTGGAGTGTGTCACCCTTGGGCTGAGCGATGCCAAAGATGCCTTTATCAAGGGTGAGGTCCACTCTCAGCAGAAGCTGGACCAGCACCGATATAGGCTGATTTGGGTGTCTTCCTACGTGGATGTCATTTGCCAGAGCCTCGTGCATAAGGCGGATAACATTTTCCACATCAGGGCCTACCAACTTGGTGCCATAGACGTTACAGCTGTAGGCCTAGGACACCATGACGCTGGCATTTCTAGGATGGCGCAGGCTGTCAAGAACCAGGGGCTGGAACACAATGTCACCTCTGACGCCAGTGCATACGACTTCTCCGTGCCTGGGGAGCTCATCAGAGCGGACGCATGGAGGAGGGCCAGGAACGTCCCTGGCGATGAGGTCGCAGATCTCATCGAGACCTTCGGATGGCTGCTCTCGAAGCACGTGGTGAATAACCATGGAGACGTCTACGAGGTCCTGAAGGACGGCGTCACCGCCTCAGGCCAAGTCAGTACTTCGGCCCAGAACACTTTCGCACGAGTTGTCA